CCAGAAGAACCAGAACTACCAGAACTACCAGAAGAACTAGAACTATCTGAAGAACTAGTTGTAGTATTATTTGAAGTGACTACAGTCGTGCTTTGTATAATTCCTGCTGTTGCTGTCGCATTTGCGATAGTGCTACCATAATCAAACGAAGTAACTTTTCCGATACTGTTAGAAACAACAGCACTTGCATAAACAGAACCCTTTCTTTCAAGGAATAGTTGTGCAATACTTAAATTAGTTCTCTTATTATTGTTATCAGGATCCAATTCGTTACTTGGTTCATATGCAATTAAATCTTCAAATTCATTAATCATAATATCTACAATTTGAGAATTTGGCAGTAAGATTTGTCTCTTCAGTTCATTTAAATACTGTTCATATTCGTAATTTGTTACTGGATATATCGATTCTTCTTTTGATTTTATAGAACCATCGGGAAGACTTGCTCTAAAAGTTTCGTTTACTTCAATACCCTCTTTCACAAAAACAATGTCATTGTATAAAATTTCATTAGTTTCCCAATGATGAATTCCATCTAGTTCATCATATTTAGATTCGACATATGAATTTAATTCAGAATCTCTTTTTGGCCATTCCTCATAAACATCTGTAATGTTATTGACCATCAAGATTACCCAATCATTAAACACGTCCCCAGATATTCTTAGTGCCAATGAAGATGGAGTGTCTCCATCTCGGATTGAATACTGTTCAAAGAATGTAATATATTTGTCTAGGTCGTCTCTAGAATATACTCTTCTAAAAAGATTTTTTGTAAGACGATATTTAAAGTTTTCCGAAGAGGTAATGCCTTCGGCAACATATATGTTTGGTATTCTGCTGAAGTAAGACATTAGTAACCTGCTCGGATATCGTTTACAGAAATAATAGAGGTTTCGATAAATGTTAATTGAATTTGAACCGAAGGAACATGAAGTCCTCCGATTGGGTCTTGCTCTTGACCTGAAGGTCTTTTTGCATCAATTGGTGTATCTAATAGTTCTCTAAAAGCGGCGTATGAACCATCTGGAGTGTAGTTAACTTGAATACCAGCACAAACAGAATCTTTAATTCTGTGGTGAAGTTCAGCAACACCACCACCCGTTAGATTATTGTTTGGATTGAACCTCTTATATTTAATAATAAACTTATCAGGAACAGTAAAGAATCTATTGCCTTGTGCTTTCTGATAAGAAGCATTCTGCGTAATTGCTGTGTTTAAAGTGCTAGTTCCTTCTCCACCACCCAATCCTGGTACAGCACCTTCTTTAATATACATTATGATTTTATAAATCTCTTGTGCTTCATCTTTGTTGCGAGCAAAGAGTTTGAACGCAAAACTATGCGTTCTAAATGCCATATTTTTAAAAATTTGCTCGGTAAAGGGGTTGAATACCTTTCCTCTGGTTAATGCTTGTAACGTGCTTGCATTAATATTTCCCTCAAGTCCCAATGCTTGACCTAAACTGTTTGCGGTGCTCGAAATTGCACTTGCAGCAAATTCTGGTAAAGCATTTCCTGCTGCACTTCGGATGATATTTGACATTGCATCAGCACCACCAGAAGTGCTTAACATTGCCGCAGCAGTAACACCAGCAACACCCAAATCAACTTGATTGTATGATGGTGTATACTGAGTAGATACCTGATTTGGAATCGCCAAATAAATTCTATCTGGATGATTATTTTTATTTACCGTGTTACCAGGTAAGTTTTGTCCGTAGTAGTTAGATTCTTTATTGCTATAATTAATAGCATATCTTTGAAACATCACATAGTCAATAAACTCAGTTGGAGACTCTACATCGTCAGCTCCAGCCAAGTTAGATACAGGGGGTCTTTTTGGATAAGTAAGGATTGCCAAGATTACACCTAAATACTATGTGACCTCTATGTATTTATGAGATATCAAGGAAAGTATCGCCCCTCTTTCCCCAGGAAGTATAAGGGCGACCCAACTAACGTTATTTATCGTTCTTCTTGGGAATATAAATTTATGAAATGGTGTGATATTACTCCCTCAGTTCAAGAGTGGGGTAGTGAAGAAATTATTATTCCATATACTTCTCCTGTTGATGGAAAGCGTCATAGGTATTTTCCAGATTTTTACGTTAAAATAGGAAACAAAAAATACCTGGTTGAAGTTAAACCATATAAGCAAACTAAAGAACCCAAAACTCAAAAACGACACACTAAACGTTATATTAATGAAGTTGTAACATACGCTGTCAATCAAGCAAAGTGGAAAGCAGCAACTGAATTTTGTGTTGATAATGGTTGGGAATTTATGTTAATCACAGAAAAGGAACTTAAAGTCTAATGGCAATTCCAAATAGAGAAGGTGCTCAATATAATTCATTACAGGATTTTATTGGGTTTTTTAAGCAAAAGGATAACGCACCTGCTTTTGCTAATCTATTTTCTGTGCATTTTTCTACTCCTCCTATGCTGCAGAGTTATGGAGCTAAGTACAATCCAGAAACAGGAGATTTGCGTAATTTACTAAATTATTATGCAGATTCGGTAAACCTTCCCAGTAAACAGGTTACTACAGGAACCTATAACCAATTAGGTTCTGCTATTAGATATGCTACGGGGTCTACATTTAGTCAAATTAGCATTTCATTTAGAGTTCCTCGTTCTGGTGAAACGAGAGCATTTTTTGAAAAGTGGATTGCCTTGATGGCAAATGATGCTAGTCAATATACTGATTATTATGACAATTATGTTTGTCCAACTTTAAGAATCTATAAGTGGGAACGTGGTGGTGGAGAACTTGCCATCGGTAAACGAAATATGTTAAGGCAGGTTAGAGACTCTGGAATCACTAGATATACAGCAATGACACCTAAGATAGACCAACTTACAGGTGCATATGAACTGCGAAAAGTGTTCCCATATAATATTGGTTCTATTCAATTAGATAATTCTCAAAACAAACTTATGACTCTTAACGTTCAATTCTATTATGAGCGTTATAGATTCTATCAAGCAGCAGAATATAGTTCTCTTCTTGGAGTCTCGGGCGCTATAACGAGACCAGCACCAACAGATAATGAAACGACTCCTTCTACAGACCCAGTTCGTCAGTCTGGAACTAATCTTCAGAGAAGAAATAACACTGAATTTCTCATGAGTGGTAATGTTCGCAGTTCTGTCAGTGATGGTTTAACATGACCTCATAAATAAAATTACTGAATTGATTACCTATGGCATTACCTAAGTTAAATGTACCTCAATATAAATGCACCTTGCCTTCTTCGGGTAAGACAGTTAATTATAGACCATTTCTGGTAAAGGAAGAAAAACTTCTTCTGATTGCATCTGAAACGGGTGAACAAAGTGAATTGATTAATGCAATTAAAACCATTATTACAAATTGCACAGATTTAAAGGATGTAAGTTCTTTATCTACATTTGATATTGAATATTTGTTTTTGAGAATTCGTACAAAGTCTGTAGGTGAGAGCGTTGAAGTGAACCTCACTTGTACAGATGATGGTGAGACTGAAGTTCCAGTTTCTATTCCTCTTGAAGAAATCAAGATTGTCAAAAACAAGAAACATAAAACTGAATTAAAACTCAGTGATGATATTATCATTACGATGGGATATCCATCTATTGATACTTTTGTGAAAATGAACTTTGAAACAGAAGAAACTTCTCAGGTAGACCAAATCTTTGAAATGGCAGCAAGTTGTGTAAAAACAATTGCTGATGCGAATCAAGTTTATGATTGTTCTGATTCTACTAAAGAAGAACTTCTTGAATTCTTTGACCAACTGAGCACAAAACAGTTCATGATGGTTCAAGAATTTTTTGAGACCATGCCTAAATTATCTCATACTATTAAGGTAACAAATCCTAATACAGGAGTTGAAAACGAGATTGTTCTTGAGGGTCTTGCGAGTTTTTTCGCATAGCACTCCTTCATACCAATCTTCGTTCTTATTATGAAGGTAATTTTTCTCTCATGCATCACCATAAATGGAACATCGAACATATCGATAATTTGATGCCTTGGGAGAAAGAAATCTATGTAAACATGTTGATTCAATTCCTAAAAGAAGAAGAACGTCGCATGAAGGAGCAGCAGGCATCAGGTGGCTAAAATTACTCCCTATAAGTTTGTAAACCCAGGACTTAGTGCTAAATCTAGTCCAGCGGTAAAAGCAGCTAATCAAACAACACTCGCTGTCAACAGACTTGGAGTAACTGTAGATAGTATTGCCAGATTGATTTCCGACCTCGGAACGACCTCTGCTCTAAAACTTAAATTAGATAAAGCACAAGAACAAGCACTTAGAAGAGAAGAAAGACTAAGAAAAGATGCAGCAGCAGAAGCTGCAGAAGAGAAAGTAGATAAGAAGCAGGTTAAAGACGACAAAAATAAAATACTAAAGGTTGGTAAAAAAATTAGCAAAGGTGCTTTTGGTTGGTTAGAAGCATTTTTAGGTCCTATTGGAAGTGCTTTACTGAATCTGGGTGCATTTGCACTGACCTCAGAGTTTTTAGAGTATCTTTCCGATGAAGAAAATCGTGACAAGATAACAACATTTTTAGAAAGAACTGAATTTGTTTTTAACAAACTAAAGGAAATTGCTGAGAACATTGGTTCTGCAATCGGTGAAGGTCTGGACTTTATTTTCGGTAAAGAGACTACCATTGAAGAACGCCTGAATGCTTTCGGCAAAATTGCCATGGCAATCGGTGGTATTGCTGGAATGATTGCCGCTGCTGGTGGTCTACGAGATTTATTAGATACTGGCGAAGACCTTCTTCCTGATTCATCACCTGATGGCAGAAGACCCCAAGGAGATAGTCCAGACAGACCTAAAAGACCTAAAAAACCTACACCAACCAATCCTTCTGGTGCTAACCCAGAATTTGAAGGTCCAAGAGGTAGACCTCCTGTAAGTGACATTGCCAATACCTATGGTGAGGCAGCAGCAAAACAATATAAAAAGATTCTTGCAGAATATGGTGATGATGCTGCAAGAGCATATTCTAATGCATTGCTTAACTCTGGTGGTGATGCATCGAAGGCACTTAAGGCATGGAAGAGACTTAAGTTAACACCTCTACCTAAACCAAGACCAAATGCTTTACAAAGACTTGGCGGATTTGTTCAAGGTGTTGCTCAAGGTGCTGTACAGCAAGGACGAAGATTTGGAAATTGGGCATATGATAAAAGTGGAAAATTAATTAAAAGTCTTCAAGGTCTTCCTGGATGGGCAGCAGAGCAATATGGCAAAATGTCTACTGCTGCAAGGAAAAAGTGGGACGATGTAAGTAAAGTTGGTAGTCTGATTGCCGAGAAAGGCAACAAGTGGGCATCTGCAGCAGGTAATAAGTTAAAGGCAGCAGGAAACTGGGTAGTTGATGGTGGTAAAAAAGCATTTAGCAATTTAGCATCTGGTGCTAAAAACTTCTTCCTAGAGAAGGTTATGACACCATTGAAGCCACTCATTGACCCCATTGCAAAGAAAGCAGCGCAGATTGGACAAGCACTGTTTGACATGTTGATGAAGATTCCTGGTGCTAAAAAAATTCTTGAGGTTTTAAAGAAGAAAGGCATCAATAGCATGGCGGATGTTGCCACTGCTGGTGGTAAGTTAGGTAAAAGAGCAGCAGCAGTTCTCCCTGTTATTGGTGGTATCGTCAACCTTGCATTTGCTTATGATAGAGCTGCAAATGGCGACTCTATCGGTGCATTGATTGAAGGTACATCGGGTATCTTGGATATTGCTGGTCTTGCTACAGCAGGTGCTGGTAGTGTTGCTTCCATGCTCCTTGACGGGTATATGTTTGCTCGTGATTTCATTCCTCAGTTACAACAGGGTGAAGAAGCAGTAGTTGATGCTGTTGGTGCAAGAGGATTGAAAAATTCCATTGATAATATCTTGAGTAAGTTGCCCAACATTGGTGAAATCATCAATATGTTTATGGGTAAATCTAATCAAACTACGGATGAACCTGATACTGCAGAATCTGAAATGGCAGTTGGTGGTGTTGTCAGACCTCAGGAAATGTTCCTTGGTGGCGTTGTTAAGAGCATTGGTAAAGCAGTTGGTAATGTTGTAAGTAATCCTATCGTACAAACTGCAGCATCGTTTATTCCTGGTGCAGCACCTGTTATGGCGGGCATTGGTGCTGCAACTGGATTGATGTCGGGTAATCCACTTGGAGCAATCACTCAAGGTTTAGGTATGATTCCTGGTATGGGTAGTATTGCATCTATTGCTGGTGATATTATGGGTGGTAATTATATGAATGCATTTAGTTCCGCAATTGGATTCAATCCATTAAGTATGGTGAATAATGTTGCAAACCAATATGGACTTGGTGGCATCATGAAAGCAGTGATGGGGCAGATGAGTTTTGCTGAAGGTGCTCAAGAGGCAGCAACTTCTATGGGAATTGACCCCAAACTTGTACGAGTTGCTGGTAGCGCAGCAGATGCTTTATCTACGGGAGGAATGTCCGAGCGTTATGTTTTGCAACAAGCAATCGAGTTCTTACCCGTACCAATCGTATTAACCAAATTACAGACAGTACCTCAAGCAGTTCCAATAAATAACTCTGCTAGCAATGTAATTCCAGGTGGTTCTTCTAGCTTAACTAAGAGAATGCAATAATGGCAGCAACTGTATCAAAAAGTAGCAAAATCAATTTTTACAAATTTGTGCAGGTCAAGGAACCTTCGAGTTCTGATGCAAAGAAACCTGGTGCTGCACAAGAAAGTAAGATAGCAAAGTCGCTTAATTCTAACACAAAAGCGATTAATAATCTAGGAGCGACGGTCAACTCTTTAGCCAAGGTATTGACAGACCTCAAAAAAGTCGCTATAATTGACCTTGAGAGGGAACAAAAGAAACAGAGCTCTTTTAAAGCTAAGTTTGCCAAAGAACAGGGAGAAAAAAAGAAGGCATTAACTAGTGGAATTTTAGGTGCAGGAAAAGTAAAAGGATTTTTAGAATCTATTCTTGGTGCTCTCGAAGGACTCTTTAAATTTTTTGTAGGTACTGAGGTACTTAAGTGGTTAGCTGACCCCAAAAATAAAGAGACTATCGAAACAGCAATTGATATTATTGGAAAGGTAGGAAAATTTATTTTTGATGTTGCTAGTTGGTCTATTACAACAACTATTGATGGTCTATACGACCTTCTAAAAGATGATGCCACATGGCAAGACCGATTACTTGGTTTTGGTAAAGCAATTGTTGGTATCGGTACTATTTTATTGGGAGTTAGATATCTTTCCAATCCAACTAAAATTATTAAAGACATTGTTGGAGGTGTCAGAGCATTAATTGGATTTGTTACTGGTAGAGGCGGTGGAGGTGGAAGGCGTCCAAGAACACGAAGAGGTGGAGCACTAAGAACTCTTCTTGGAGTTGGAGTAACAGCAGCTGCTGGTTATGGAGTTTATCAGTCTTTCCAAGAACCTGAGTATGCTCAAGGTGGAAAGGTAAAGAAAAAAGCATCAGGTGGCGGATGGATTAACGGACCTATGTCTGGATATCCAGTATCTTTGGATGGTGGCAAGAGCACATCATTCATTGGTCATGGTAGAGAGTATGTTGCACGCAAAGCAGGTGGCGGAGCATTTGTTGTTCCCTTTAACACTCCTGCTACTCAAAGAATGTCTGGTCTTACTGGACAAAGAATTGCCGAAGCAAAGAAAGGTGGATATAAACTTCCAGGATTTGCTTCTGGTGGATATTTAAATGAAGTAAAACAAAGAGACGGCACTACTGGTTCTAATGCCAATAAGAAAATCTTCTTGCACTGGAGTGCTGGAAGTCGTCATGGAGTAACTCCATATGGTGACTATGGTTATCAAACTTATATTGGAGCTAGTGGAAAACCTCACAGCGTGTCCAAGTATGGTTCTGATTGGCCATGGCATACTTACAACCAAAATGGTCCTAGTAATGCT